TAAAGTAAACATCGAGTTTTTAAGAAAACAAATGGATAAGGTTTTAACTGATATTGAAAAATTAAAAGATGCTAATCGTGAGATTGGCTATAAGAACGGGAGTTACTCACAATGATAGAGTCTGTGGTAGCCCTACTTATGTTTGTAAACGCAGAGATCAAGGAAGCTCGTTTGCAGACTGAAGGCATGGCACAATGTTTACGGGGCAAGCGTCATGCTGAAAGACAATTTTCAGAAAATGTCATGTATAAATGTTGGAAGGGTAAGGCTGAATTAGAGGACAACATCGATGGCTCAAAATCAATCAAGAAACTCATCATCGAATAAATACGCAAAGATGCTACGTACACCACGATACAGGCAACTTGTAATAAAAAATAAAAAACGTTATAATAGAAAAGGATATAAAAATGAATCTGAGTCGTAATTTTACTCTTCAAGAGTTAATTAAATCTGATACCGCTATCAGGTTGGATATCAATAACAATCCAAATTCTGGGCAGATAGAAAAACTAAAAGCATTATGTGAGAACATACTGCAACCGGTACGTGACCACTTCGGTAGAGTTAAGGTGACATCGGGGTTCCGTTCAGAGCAGCTGTGTATGAAGATCGGCAGCTCAGTCAACAGCCAACATGCAAAAGCAGAAGCTGCAGATTTCGAAGTGATGGGAACTGACAACGCTGAATTAGCTGATTGGATTAACAAGAACTTAGACTATGATCAATTGATTTTAGAATTCTATACTCCAGGTGAACCAAACAGTGGATGGATCCATTGCAGCTATACTACTGATCAACCCAGAAAACAATTTCTACATGCCTATAAGTCTGAAGGTAAAACAAAATATAAACCTGTCATAGGAAAGGCGGCAGATCTTGTCTGATAATAAAATTTTAATAAAAGCTTTTAACAACATAGATACTGTTCAAGGTGTTTGTGAAAACTGTGAAGAAGAAACTATTTTAGTTGGGATCGTAACTGAATTTTATAGATGCACTAATTGTGGTTCGGATACCAGACAACATATTAATGGTAGTATCCGATACTTACAATTGTCCGAGAAAGATAAGAATTGGTTGAAAGAAAAGTATGGCGAAAAGAACGTTTAAAAATTTTGTACCTAGACCGAAACCTAGAAAGCGTCCTGGTCGTCATAAAAAAAGTTTGAATAAAAATGAGAAACGTAGTTATAAAAAATATAACCGACAAGGCAGACGAGCTAAGTAGGCAATATAACAAGACCAAAGACCCAAGGATCAAGGACCAATGGTTTAAGCAGGTTCGGAAGATTCTGCTGACTCGGGAGTATAAGGTTCGCAAATAAATTTAGGATACAACATACCACTATTTATTTGATCCGTATTTACTAATTCACTATTATAGAACACTTCAAAAGATTGACCCAAACCATCTTTGATACAACTAGAGAAGGTATCGTGAGATTGTTGATAACTGTACATATCTTGTGATACAGGTAAGCAATTGTTGTGCATAGCAGAACATATAAATAAAGTTAAAAAAAATTTCATTGACAGACCTTTTAAATTTTAATAGGATATCCTACATAATATGTACAAAAAGAAAGGCTATAATATATGACAGACTTTAGCAAATATAAAAATGTATCACTATCAAAAGATACATATACCAAACTTGACCTGTTAAGAAAAGAAATAGTTCCTAACACAACTATATCTAGGGCTCAAACGGTTAATATTCTGGTAAATGAAAAAGTTAAGTTATTAAACGGAAAACTATCAAGAAAGAAATAAAATGAAAAAGATATGTGATGTATGTAAAGGTAACGGATTCATCCGAGTCCCTTACGAACAAGCACGTGAAGAACAATTCGCAGATTGTGAATTTTGTAACAACCAAGGTGAAGTAGAAGTAGAGGAGGAGGACAATGGCCCAACCAAGCAATGAAGGTAAGATTAAATTCTTACAAGATACATGCAGAAGAGCAGGCTCTGAGATTAGAGAACTCAAAGATACTGTTGCTAAGTTAGAGAAGTTAATTGGTATTACCAGTGATGATGTTGTTGACAGATTAAGAGATGCTGAAAACTATGGTAGAACGGAGGATTAATGAGTATCAAAACAGCTATGATTGAAGCTTTGGAAAAAAAGTACGAAGCTGACCTTGCAAGAGCAGATGCAACAATTAAAATCTATTTAGAAAGTAGTGTTGGGATCGGAGAACATCCACAACATTTGGAAGAAGTAGATAAGTTAATTCAAAACGTTGCTGATGCTGAAGAAAAATTAAGAGTGTTAAAATTATACCGATGATTTCAGAAGCGAATGCAGCTTACATCGCAGGTTTGTTTGATGGCGAAGGTCATATTCAATACAAACAATACATGCGTCAAAGAAAGAATAACAAGAAACCATATCCTACTTGGTCTATAAGAATGGAGGTGGCTATGACTGATAAGTCTGTTTTATTATTGATACATGACCTACTAGGTTGTGGAACGGTGACAGAGAAAAAATATAAAACGGCATACACTGTTGGTTGGAAAAAGCAATGGCGATGGCGTTGTCAATCAAGAGACGCATACTATGTGGCGTTGTTGTTATTACCGTATGTCCATGTTAAAAGAGAAGACATAAACAAAATTATTAAACATTATTCATATTTGGATAAAGAACAAGTAAAGGCTAAAGTAATACATATCGCGAACCATAAACTATATAAGGAGAAACATGGATAAAGAACCACTAATTAGAATACTATCACTAGGTGCAGGAGTACAAAGTTCTACGATGGCATTGATGGCGGATCAAGGAGCATTTGGTGTAAAACCAGACGCAGCTATCTTTGCAGACACGGGTTGGGAACCCGAACCTGTCATAGAACATTTAGAATGGTTAAAAACTCAATTGTCTTATCCTGTTTATATTACTGGTAAAGGCACATCTATTAGAGATGATATCTTAAATGCTATGGGTGAGAATGGTAATAGGTTTGCATCTGCACCTTTCTTTACAAAAAATCCAGACTCTAAGAAAAAAGGTATGTTGCGTAGACAATGTACCAGAGAATACAAGATAACTCCAATTGCAGCAAAGACTAGACGATTAGTTGGTTTAAAGAAGTATGCAAGATTTCCAAAAGGTGAGCACGTTGAGATGTGGATCGGGATTTCTACAGATGAAATACAAAGAATGAAACCATCTAGAGATTGGTGGCAAAAAAACCGATGGCCTTTGATTGAAAAGAATATGTCAAGGGACGATTGTTTAAAGTGGTATGAAGGTAAAGATTTAAAGAAACCTGCAAAGTCTGCATGTATTGGATGTCCTTTTCATGATGACCATTTCTGGCATGACATGAAAACAAATAGACCAGATGAATTTGAAAATGCCTGCGAGATAGATGATGTAATTAGAAAAGGTAATAAGAAAGTAAAAGATAATCTTTACATCCACAGATCTTGCGTACCTTTAAGAGAAGCTAAATTTAATATTAAAGATAAAGATCAGTTAGATTTATTTAATAACGAATGTGAAGGGATGTGTGGCCTGTGATGGAAGATAAAGATATAGAAGAATATAATAAAATAGGTTGGGAATTAAAATGGAATAAGAGATTTACTTACCCAAAGTCTCAAAGAGATATAGTCATGGGTCGAAGACACTACGCAGTAAGTAATCAAAAGTTACCATCTGTAACGACTATCCTATCAAAAACCCAGACAAAAGAAAAGCAAGAATCGTTAGCCAATTGGCGTGCTAAAGTTGGCGAGGAACAAGCACAACGGATCATGGACCAAGCAGCTGCAAGAGGGACTGCAATGCATACGTTATTAGAGCACTATCTAATAGGCGAGAAACATGCCGATTTAACGGATTTAGGGCAACAAGCAACGATGATGGCTGAGAAAGTGATAGAAGAGGGCATAAAGGGTCATTTAGACGAGATATGGGGCTCTGAGGTCACTGTCTGGTACCCAGATTTATTCGCAGGTGCAACAGATGTTGTTGGTGTATACGACGGCAAAGAAAGTATTGTAGATTTTAAGCAAACTAACAAACCTAAACGTAGAGAATGGATCGATGATTATTTTTTACAATTAGCTGCATATGCAATGGCACATAACTTTACATATCAGACTGAAATCACACAGGGTGTGGTGTTAATGTGTTCAAAAGATGGCTATTTTCAGAAGTTTGAGGTAAATGAGGAAGAATTTAGGCAATATAAGTTTAAATGGCTGGCAAGAGTTAGCCAATATTATGCTAGTTTAGAATAGTTCTAAAGTAATTGTATCGTATAGAACTTTTTCCCCAGAATAAAAAAATATTTTTTTATTTTCAAAACCATGTTACAGGCTCATATATGTTACAATGTTAAATAAGCATTGATAATAGCCACTTATTTAAGCATAAATTGTAACAAGGCAATGTTACACGTGTTACAATCCTTATTTTACGCCATTTTCAAATGTTACAATATTCCCGGTCGCGCGCGTAAGAAAAATAAAAAATTGAAAATGTCTCCTAGAAAAAAGATCTATAGGGTGTATAAGTTGGTATGCCTAAGAAAAGACGTAAAGCTGCAATCAATGAATCAACACCTGACATACCATTTCACAAGGTAAGAATTGAATGGGTGGATTGTGTGTCCGATTCGGGTTGGGCTAATGAAAAAGAATTTGACAAAATGAAATTAGCTAGACCAGTAAACGAAGGTTGGTTGTATGAAAAGACAAAAGACTATGTAAAAATTTTTGCGTCTTATGATAAAGATGATGAAGGTATTACGTTTGGTGATCGGACGATGATTCCTCGACCTTGGGTGAAGAAGATAACTCGTCTTTAACAACCTCTGCGTCCTTATCTAAAAAAGGTTGGTAGTATTTAAGAGCTTCAGAAACTCTCTTATCAATCTCTTCTTGTGATGAGTTTTCGTGTTTATGAAAGTGAACTGATTGTAATTGTTTATCATAAAATCCAGCTGCTTTTCCACGTGAAACTTCCATGTTACCGGATGCTGTCCACGCTTTGTTTTGTCTAGCCTCATCTCTAATTCTTGCTAGTTCTGCAACATGACCTTCAAAAGTTATGTCGTATTTCTTTCTCATCTCAGATCTTCTGATCCCAATATACCTAACAACTTCTGGATATAATTTTGGATTTTGTAGCTGACTAGCCTTTGAGTATGCACTCTTCTCAGAATATCCAGCTTGAATAGCACATTGTTCAGCAGTTAATCTACCTTCTTCTGTTGCCATCAAGTCACCAAACTTTCTTTGTTTACTGGTTAGTTCAGGTAATCCTTTTTCTTTTTCGAGTCTTAATTCATTTATTCTACCCACCACGAGTGGATACTTATTTTCATTTTGAAGATTAGATGCTGTTACATGAGCAGAGTCTTCTTCATAACCTGCTTGAATAGCACAATCTTTTGCTGTCATTTTACCCTCATTCTCAACAATTAAGTCAGCGAATAGGATCTGTTTTTCTGTAAGTTTTTTTGGTAAACCCATAACGCTTGAAATATATAAAATATAGGATATATTGCAAGTCAGAATGAACGGAAGATTATTAAGACAGGTATTAGATAAAATGCTAAAAGCTCCTATAGCTCAAGATGCTAGGGTACAGGTTTGTCTACCAGATGGTAAATATTATGACATTACCTCTTTACA